CGCTCTCAATACCAAAAACCGAGAGCAACGCTCTCAATACCAAAAACCGAGAGCAACGCTCTCAATACCAAAAACCGAGAGCAACGCTCTCAATACCAAAAACCGAGAGCAACGCTCTCAATAAAAATATCACGAAATAACAAAAGATGTCAGGGGAACCTGAACAAGATGTTCAAGCGTTATTACATATTATTAGTACAAAAGAACCGTTAGGTCTTCCTCGTTTAAAGTTTCTAGAATACCTGCGTAAAAAAATAGGTAAAAATGAAGCCGATGCTCGCGTGACGGCATACAAGAAGGACTACTTTGGTCCGAGACAAACATTTTTAAAGGGTATAGACCTTCAATTTTCACCTCTTTCTACCGGTCTTTATAACGCAGTTGTCGATTTTGGTTCACCTATTTCGATTCGCGAAATACTAGACACTGTAAAGAATATTGGTCTTGTTGATGATGATGGTATCAAAGTTACAGAGTGTACAGTTAGATACGGCAAGTTCAAAACTGCGGTAAAATACACTTCTGAATATGGTCTAATTGGTAATGAGACGAAACCTTTTGTGAGTGCTGATTTTCAAGTCAAGGTTACATCCGGTGGAGAAACAAAAGGTGCAAGTTTTTCCTTTTACAAGTCTGGTAAGATTCGATTTTCTGGAAGTTATTCAGATGAAGAACAACCAAGAAAACTTTTAAACTTTTTCTCAAAACATTATTTTAAAGTTCCTGCAAGAATTCCAATCGTACTAAATAATGTAACTGCCGAGTTTCGTGTCGGTTTTCCACTAAAAACAAGTTTGATCCATGACATTTTTAGCGAAAAGGATCTTTCTTTTTTCAAACGGGACTACAAGGTTATTGCCAAGTATGAAACAAAAAAGTCCAAGTTTTTGTACATTACTTTTACAAGGGATGATGAAAAATTTTCAATTATCATATCTGGTAGCGGGGTTATTCAAATTCAGGGAACAACTGAAATTAAAGAATCTTTTCGGTTAATTAAAGAATTTTTTGAGGCTCTGAAAGACAATGACTTTATGATTGTCCCAGTATCTGGAGCTCAGAATAGTATTCTTGTAAAACCAAAAAACACCAAGGCTGCTCGTCGATTTGACAGTTTACCCGCTCCCAATATTACCCGGAGAGGAACAACGTGCCCTGTTAATCGCAGACCCAATCCATACAGTTATTCAGGTGTGTGCACTATTCCAGGATGCTACATAAAGCCAAATCCACAGGGACAGCCTTGTTGTTACACAGTTCCAAAGAGTCTCGAGTACTCAAGGAACAAGGTTGCAAATTCATACAACAAGGCGGGTGTCCGTGTTCCAAATGCTGTCCGAACTTTATTTGGTATTGGTCTAAACACAAATAACAAACCAGTAAATGTTTCAAACAAGTCTCCAAATGTACGCACCTATATCAATAATAAGAGTGGATTCAAAATTAATTCACGTCAGTGTCTCCGATACACTAAAGTGGCACTGGTTGACATGGCGCGAAGACTTCATATTACACTTCCCACCAAACTTACAAAACCAATACTTTGTGATTTGATAAAAGAAGCGAGTAAATTGCCAAATGTCAATGTAACAGCAGCTGGCAAGGTTGTTTCAGGAACAAACAAGAACCTTCGTCTCGGTCGTAGAACGTGTTCCACTTACAAACGGTACACGCTCATACGATTTGCTAGAGCACTTGGAGGAATTGTGACACCTGAAATGGACAAGACGGCTCTTTGCAAAATGATTGAGCAGCTATCAACAACGCAAAGGGTTCGTCTCCAAGCCAACTTTAACAAGAACAAGGATGAACGCAACAAGGCTGAAGCAAACCGTCTCAAGGCGCTTGAGAATCAAAGGTTACGCAACGAAGCGAATCGCAAAAAGGCGGAGGAGAATCGCAAAAAGGCTCTCAGGGAGGAGAAGCGCAAGGAAAAGGCGAATGCTCGTTCCAAGATGCAAAATGTAATCAACTCCAAAGCGCGATTGTCCCGAAATCTGGTAAAAGAAGATCTTATGATTATGACCAATGGTGATGCAACAAACCGTAATGTGGATGAACTTATGAATGCAATTGGTCAAGCTCTTCAGAATGGAACTATAAAGAGGAGCAAGACGGGAATGCCACTCAAGAAGAGTGTTGACAAATTTAAGCTTACATTTGGACAAAAGGTTGTGAATAGGTTAAATGCTAGATCCAACGGTTCGGGATCTGGGTCAACCGATGAAAATTTTAACAATTTAATGCGAGGTCCCAGATAATATTTTTAAAACATCTTGAACTTTGTGTACTATATTGTACAGTGTGTCTTGGTCCTTAACAAGTTTTGGATTTATAATTTCAAATTCAACTTGGTAACTTTGCTCCTCTTCGGAATCAAAGTCTGTAGGGTTACCAGAAACGACAGTCATGTCAATAGATAAATTTTTACGAACAAATGACTCGCGAGTTCTTTGTTTCGCATCTGTAAATTCTAGGTCATCCTTTTGAAATGGAGTTTCACGAGCAACTGAGAAACGAACATCAAGTGGTCCGGGTAATACATTATCAATCTTTACAAGTTTCTCTTTTATAATCTGGGTTGATTCTTCTGTTTCGTCGTTAATAACTAGACGTATATTATCTTGGTAATATACAACATCACGCGTGTGTTTAACACTTTCCCATGATGGATACTTTTTTAGAGCGTACAAAATTTTTTCAAAAGTCTCCTTGCCAATGTTTGTATCAAAATAATCTCGGTTAATCTTACCCAGACGCAATTCAAATTCTATATTCTTTTCATTTTGAAACTTTGAAAAAATTGGATCGACTTTTTCAAAGAGTTCTTTCATTTCTTCTTATAGTATCCGCTGTTCATTTTTTTATATATGTAAATATCAAAATGGGAAATTTAAAAAATGCAGCTTTGTTTTGGTGCAAGATAAAAGGGTACATAATGTTCTTTTTAGCTGTTGTATTTGGAGTGTTCCTTGTCAAAAATCTGGAAACAATGTCAGTAGCCGAAACATCAAAAGACCGTGATAACGCCAGAAGAGGGGCTGTTATTTGTGCAATTTTTATAGGTATATTTACTCTGATTTATTTTATACTCAAAACTGATGTTGGATGCGGTCTCTCCATTGTCAATAACGCGTATCATCTCGTTCGTTAAGCAAATTCTGTAACATTTATATTTTCTCGAATATTTACCAAGGTTCTATAAAATGTTTTACGATTGTTAGGGTGTTTCTTGTCAACTCTTAATCCTACAGGTTTCCACCATCTAGGCTCTTCATCACACATGTATTGACATTCTACAATACAATCCTCTGTAATCCATTCAGGTGTTTTAGCCAGTGACAACTCCGATTCGAAAATGAGACGACCCTTTTCTTGTACATAGAGTCCCCATTTTTCATTATTCCATTTTTTAGCTTGAAAGTCTATAGTATTACTATCCCTAGGTTTCCATTTAAACATGGATTCTTGAGTACCTGTGCACACATGTTCATTAACTGGTGTAAAAATAAGTCCATCAATTTTATACTGAACACTTGGGAGATGTTCATTGTAAAATGTAGAAAAATTTTTCAAATTGTAAAAAGTTTTGAGTTTAACTATAATTGGATCAGTCTTCATTTTGAGTATTCCATTTACAACATTCTCAGCTGATGTAAGTCTATTTACCAAGTTTGATTTTTTCAAGTCAACACCAGAAACTTTGACTGCATCATACACAAGAAAAGTACCATCAACGAGTTCACCATCAAGTATAGTACCAGTGTATGCAATTTTTGGTAAATTAAGTGATACTAATATAATATTAAATGCACGATTTACAAATAAACACAACTTTTTGTCTCTAAACATGAGAGATACTAGTAAGTTTCTAACACCGTCAGATTTTTCACATACAAAATACTCACCTTTTTTTAATACTTGGAAATGTTTTCTTTCTATAGAAATTGGCTGGGGACCGGGAAAGTATCCATTATTTTCAGTACCCCACGAAGCGTGTATAAATGAAATAACAGTCTTCTCAAGTTCTGAATCGGGACGTACTTTCCAAAGTGTATCATCCTTCACAAGTTGAGACTTAATGTCACTCATTGTTTGTTTTATTATATGTATTTCTATCTTTTAACCTTGTGAAACAATCCCAGCTGTTTCGAGAATATTTCCGAGACACTCATGTGGGTACGTAACAGTTAATTGAGCATCTGTATACGTGTATATTTTTACACCTCGTTCTATAAGTTTTTTAAACATTTCGGAAACTTTGACAGGAATTGTGACACCTTCACCTTTTTTATCCCTAATAAACTTTAACAGTTGTTTTGCATCAATAGCCCAACACTTTGGATCAGTCTCTGTAACAATGTTCAAGTTTTCTCCAATTGATTTACCCACCTTTGTATCAAATTCAAGACCCATCTGAGAAACTGGTTCTTTGGAACCTGCTAGAACCTTCTTCTTGAAAAGATCCCAATTTATACCCGGTAATACACATGGGAGTACAAGACACTGGTACCCTTGAATAAACTTGTCATAAAGTTTTACTAAAGAAGTATTGTCAACGTGAACACTATAATCAATCCAGACTATACGATCACAGTGTTTAAGTTTTTTTAGAAAAAGTGAATTCCTCTCATATAAATCATCATTTACAAATACAAATTCATTTGTAAATCCTAGGGATACCATAATTTTATTTATAGTTAGTAAAGTGTGAAGCGTCTTGATTGAAATTGCAACATTTCTAGTTACAATACAAGTTATTATATGCATTTATGTATTAACATGTCTACGTTTTAAGCCTTTCACTTAATTTACCACTAAATGGTAAATTCCCCACGTGTCCCAAAGTTGTATTGGTGTCTGCATAAATTTTTCCACCCATTTGCTGCCATCTTCGGCAGAAAGCGTAATCTTCTGATAGATATCTCCGGGTAACTGGATCAATCATACAATCAAAGACTGCATTATATGTATCAAAGTCTCGATTTTGGTGGTCATTCACACAGTCAAGTTCGGGGTACCTGATTTGCATCTTTTCAAAAACGCTTCGTTTTATAAGCATAAATCCAGTTGGACCATCTAAAATAGATGCAAAACCGTTTACGAGCTCAATTCTATTACTTCCGAAATTGAGAACAAGTGACGCTGATAACATAGCCATATTTCGTTCATCCCCGTTTTTAGCTGCTTCAGCCGCTTGATTCCAGTCTACAAACTTTTTGGGGTAACATGCTACAGAAAGTTCATACCCCGAACGAATTAGGCGGATGACAGACTCGGGTTCAAAGTGAACATCTGCATCTATAAACATAAAGTACTCTGCTTTACTCTTTTGCATAAAACGACCTACAGCCACGTTACGCGCGCGCTGGACAAGACTTTCATTCTCAATTGTATCAATGAACAATTCTATATTTTCTTTTGAAACTAGTTCTTGGAGACTCAGTATACTCTCGGCATACTTTTGGAGACATTGACCACCGTAACAAGGAGTACTCAAAAATAATGATATCATTTAAAAAATAGGTTTGTTATCCTCTAAGTACTTCTTAACTATTAATTCAATCTTGTTGAGTGTTGGTGCCGAAATCTTGCAAATTGAAGCCACCTCTTGTTTAGAAACTGAATCACCTACTAGGTAAAGTATCACAGCAGATGCAATACTATTTGGAGTCTTTCCCATGAGTTCTACGCACGGCTCCAAGTGTTTGCAAATTTTCCTACCTTTCATAGACATTTTTCTCTTTGTAAGATCTTCAATCATTTTGAAATCATTAAACATTCGAATAATAACATCAGAAGGTTTTGTAATCTTCTGAACAGTTGTTTCAGTTCCCAAAATGGTTTCTCTAAACATTTGATGTGTTCGAGAAATATCCTTGGATGGTATTTCAAATGCATCTGCAATCTCCTTGGTTGTTCTAGGTACATTTGCAAGTTTGCACGATGTAAGAACGCAATTCGCCTTGATACCACACCGAACCGCTCCACGAGTCAATTTCTCTGCATTAAACTTTTTGTACATCACCTTGGCATTACGTATAACAGTTGATGGAAGGTTGAGTTTGGTCAACGCCGCCAATTCAATATCTTTGTACGCGTGAAAAAGTGCACGATCTTTGTGATTCATAGAACTGTGAAAACTAATCTTAGCCATACGTCTCACAGCATAACTCGCCCCCTTTGAATTTATAAGGAGACCAGCACCCCACTGGTCTGAAAAAAGTTCATTGTCCGTCGGTATTCCACAACGACTAGGATCAGAGACAACACCTCCTTCTGAAACACCGCTTGTCCACTCGGCACTTTCATCTATATAATAACTGTCAATAATTCCACAACTGCTGCAAACGGGGAGATTTTCTGAACCGACAACTTTGGTCCCTCCACATTTGCAAAAGTAAACTGCATTTATTTCTTTTTTTTCTGGAAGCGTTTCATTAAGAAACTGTTCAAAACATGCCCATGCTTCATCGATCATAGAACACATGTTCTTTTATTATATTTTAAATTATTCCTAGGTAATTTTCACACATGTTTTTTAAAAAACAAACTTTTCATCAATTTTATGATTCATTAATTCTTCAATTTCTTCAATTTTCTTTTTAAACCGCTGAGCGCCAGCGCTCATGGGTCTCCACGTTTTCCATGATTTATCAACTTCAATGTTGTCACATGGTTTACAAATAATTTCTTCGTCATCTGGTACTATAAAATCATTGAGACTTCCTTCGGATTCTTCATCAGAATCATCTGTGTCTACTTCACTTTCACTTTCACTGTCAATTTCATCTTCATACACAAACATGTTTTGTCTAACTTTTTTTATACCAAGTTCGGCTACATCTATAACATCTTTGTGATGAGTAGTCAGACTATCAAAATCGACTCGTTCCGCCTTGGCTTCAAATGAAAAAACTTTGGCACTTTTGAAAATTTTGTTAATTGGAGACAGATATGTAACAAATAAATAATCACCTTCATTTGAAAGAACCTTTGCAATTTGTTCTTCTGGTTCGGCGCCCTCTACAAGAACAAGAACTTCAACAAGTTCTCCAGATTTTATATCTTTATTTGTAATCATTAATTTTCAAAAATAAATTAAAATAGACATTTTTTCGAAGGTGCAAGACTCGGTGTACATGTACCGTGTGGTTGAATACATGTGTCATTCCTCTCTGGGTGTTTAGGATCGCACATTTTATCTAATAGCACAGAATCATCAACATTTATGTTTTCTTGATAATCAAATCGATAGTTGACACATCCCTCATCATTTTTATACACATATTGATTACATGTTCTACACTCAATAGGAGAAACGTCAATGGGAATCTTTTTTCCATCAAATGTGTACACATCTCCATTATAAAGATCTTCCCCTTCAAAATCACAGTACCCCAGTGCGTTATCATCTGGTGTGGGTGCCGTAAGTGTTCCATTGGATCCACTTGTGGTATTCTTTTTCCAAAAGTAGACCCAATCTGGAATTATTTTACATCCTGTCACTGTACAGTACCCTACATAAAACAAGAATACAAGAAGAAGAAAAAGTAATATGGTTATAATCATTATAAGATCTCTACATTTTCTTTGCTGTAAAATTCATAAGTCCCCAAGTTATGAGTAGAAAGACAACCGAGTGAAGTACGAGTCCAAGTGTGCTCGCACACCCTGTTGGTCCTGAGACCCAGGTTCCAAAAAGTTGACGTGTCAACTGGTACATTTCGGGACTCGACACGAGGAAGAATAAAAGTGCCGCGATGAATGACACTAAAAATTTCGCCTCTTGTTTTTTGCCATCACAACCACAACCACAATCTTTGAACATGCCCATTTACAATACTCCAAGAAAGTTTTGTAAACACTTAAAGATGTCCTGCTAGTATATAGTAACAAAGAACCATGGCTCTCTCAATTCAGCAGTCGACTGATTTCAATGCTTCCACTGTCGTTTTCTCCAAGCTTCGCAAGAATAAGAATGGAGGCAAGTCTGTTTACCTCAATGGACCCAACAATCGCAAGCTCCAGCTGGAAATTCCAAAGATGCGTGCTCCTTTCGGTCTGAGCACCTTTACTGATGAAGCATCCAAGAAGACGAGCTATTCTCTTGACCTCTCATTTGATACTGACCCTGATATTCAGAACTTCATGAACAGCATGAAGGCTCTTGATGAGCTGATTATCAAGACGGTTGCTGAAAACTCTCAGGAGTGGCTCGGGAAGAAGTATGGCATTCCTGTCATCAAGGAGGCACTGTATAAACCTCTGGTCAAGCCTGGTAAAGGTGATTTCCCAGGAACCATCAAGCTCAAGGTGCTAAACGACCTCAAGACGGGTGAGTTTGTACCAGAGGCGTATAATTACAATCGCGAGAATGTTGAAATTACTACCATTGAAAAGGGTCAGAAGGTGACGTGTATCATTGATATCAATCAAATTTGGTTCATTGATAACAAGTTTGGTGTCAGTGTCCGTCTCCTCCAAGTTCTTCTTGAGCCTTCCAAGAAACTTCCTAGATTTGCCTTCAAGAATGTTGATGCTCCACAGGAAGATGACATTGAGGATGAAGGTGATGAAGAACTTGTTGACGAGGACTAAAAACTTCTCTTAGTAACTAGTAAATGAAAAAAGCTCCAAAAACAAAGCCAAAGCCCAAGCCGCGACCAAAACCCAAAGGATGTGGTTGTGGTACTTAAAAACAAAAAACACTAAAAATTAAATGGCAAGTCTTATACAAAAGAGACTTGCTCTAAAACTTAAACTCTATAAAATAGATTCATGCGGTATTGCTGCACCTATTTTATTGAATGAAATACTTGCAAAAAATGGATACCAAACAAAATTGGTACAAGGATATTGTTCATTAGATAAAGACACTTGTTGGCACATTTGGATAGAAATTGGTTCTGAAAAATTTGATATTGGGTACACAATTGCATGTCTCCACGACAAGGAGTTTGAAAAGTGTAAAATGGTACTTCATACAAACTTGGCTCCGGGTTCTGAACCTCCAAAAACTGAGACAGCAACTCTTGATGAGTGGGAAATCTATGAAAAAGATCATCGTGCATTTTGGAAGAAACAGCCGGCCAAAGTCCAAAATGTTCGTGCTAAATTACTTGGTGAAAAATGGATCTAAGCATTAATTTGCTGGTTTAAAAGAATCTTTTATTACAATTGCTATTGCATTACCATTTTCTACATATGGTGGCGGATTTGTAGTAGGGGCACAGTACATTCCATCTGGTAACTTTATTATATGAAAATACTTGTGTTGTGTCACATCATCACCGTTGTCATCATAGTACCACTGAAAATTACCAACAACATTTGAATATTGTCCATCTAAAAAACTTTTAACATCACTTGGGTAATCTCCTTGGAAAGTACCGTGTGATGGAATTGGTTGCGCAGAACCATCCGTTGGGTATACATACGCCGGTGCAACATAAAATGTACCGGTAGAAACATTTTGTATTCCAAACAGTGAGACATTTTTCAAACGTGGATTAAGTGGACATGTTCCATTACTATCGGGGGTCATGTCCCAGTCAACTCCGTACCCTGTGTTACATTTTGAACATGTTACTGTACATGGTTTGTCTGAACAATTTTTTACGCACTCTGTTTTTGTAATGTAAACTATAGCCAAAATTCCTGCAATTGCCAAAAATACTATTAAAAATATTACCAAATATTTCATTATTATTTACCTTTTATTTTATTTTGAACGAAGAGTAAAACTACACCGGAACAAAAACCACGACGTTGTTCGCAAACCAACCCATGTGGTACCCATTCATCATGTAGTCGCGCATGTGTCTGGTATGGTCAAGGTCAACAACCCAACCTAATCCGTGAAAACGGCGTATCCAGTCTAGCTTGGGACGGCAATTGATGTGTCCAACACCTTCTTGACCAGGCATGGCAGCTGAAAAGATAATTTTGTCACACAACTTTGTCAGGTTTGTGAGAACCGCTAGCCATGAATCGTCGTCAATGTGCTCGAGAACCTCAAGGCACAGTCCAAGAGTTCCCTCCTTTTTATCGAGCAAAATAGGCTGTGTGAGGTCGCATTGGACTATGTTCTTGCACACCGCATTTTTCACTGCATCCTCGGCAAATTCAAACCCTATCGACTCTACATGTTGAATGAGCTCCCTTACATAAATTCCAGACGAACACCCAAAGTCTATAAACTTTTTTGGGAGGCAAAAATTCTTTATGTACTCACCGAGTCGCACAGCCTGAGGGTACTCCTCGTTTTCGATGGAAATGTGAAACTCCTTGTCGTACATTTGTAGTAACAACACATCGAACTTTTAACTATATAAAAAGTTGTCGTGTCCTAAATAACAACTCTCTCTTACGAACTAAATATAATAATATGTATTTAATATAATGAAAATTATTGTTATAGGAGCTGGAATAGCTGGTTTAACAGTCGCACACGAACTTGTCGAAAAGGGGTTCGAAGTGGAAGTATATGAAAAGGGTGACGTGGCAGGGGGAATGGCTCGAAGCACAAGAACATCCAAAGGTGTTCCAAGCGAACATTCATGGAGAGGATATGCTCCATTTTACTTTAACGCATTTGAAATAATGAGTCGTATACCAATTCGTAAGAAACTTTCCGACTATGAAAAGATTGAGAGAGACATTATTACATTCAGAGGTGAAAAGTATGACCTTACTGATTTTATCCCAAAGCATCCTGGGGGAACCATCATTAAAAAAAGTTTGTCAACAAGTGACCCTCTTGAAAAAGTCTGGAAAGACAATAAGGTTGATTGGCATATGAAAAACCCATACGTACTTTCCATTCTTGAAAAATATAAAGTGGGTAATAATGTTCCACCAGACGTTCGAGATAATCTTGCAAAGTCTGGAATTGATTTTAAATTACTTACAAATAAAAGAGATGGAGACACAACTGTGAGTTTAATAGATTATCCATATCTCTCATATCTTTTTGTTAAATACGCGATAGTGCACAAACGCCGAAACAATGAGACGAAATTAATAGACGTCGTATGGCCCCTGCAAGAAACCTCAAAGGAGTACCTGCTAGACTATGTAAGTGGACCGGGATATGGGTTTGATAAGAATACTATTTCAACCAATCACTACTTTTGCTTTGTGTTTCAGCAGTTTTACACTGGCAATGGGTCTTGGCAAGTCATGAATCAGCCTACCAGCGAAGCCTGGATAGACCCATGGGTTGAATATCTAATGTCAAAAGGTGTCAAGTTTCACTTTAATTCTGAACTTACATCTTTGACGCCTGATGGAGCAGTTATAAATGGCGAACTTGTTAAAGGTGATGAGTATGTTTCGGCAATACCGCCAGTGATAGAGAAGCCGAATAATCAGATTAGTTTTAGGCTTGGTTTTAATAAAAAGATTTCATTTGAAACTCATAATATAGCATTTGTTCTTCTTGACAGTGAATACAATATAACTTTTTATCCACAAGACGAACACTGGAGCAGAGACGTGAATCTTGGTCGGGTCGTGTCACTGTGGAGTGGTACAATTATAAATGGTAAAAATGCGGTAAAACTTAAACCTAATGAACTCATACAGGAGATAAAGAGGCAGGTTTTACAGAGCAAGTATATAAAAAATTTTATAACAGAGTCTGACATTATCTATTCTGAAATATTTGAAGATTGGCACTGGGACTATAAACTCAAAAGACTTGTAAGTAAAAATCCAAAATGGGTCAACCATGTGAATGAGTTTCGCCCGCTCAACATGACAGAATACCCAAACATATGGAACGCGGGAGCACACACAAAAACAACAATAGATGTATGGTCAATGGAAGGAGCAGTTGAAAGCGGAAAGCTTGCAAGTAATCTTATTCTTGAAAAATATAATCTGAAAAAATGTCTCGTAATGAGTCACGCCATAAACATTGGAAAAATAGATGACCCTTTTTATGACCTGGGTCTGCCTCATATTATCGATTGTTTTTTTATAACTCTGGTTCTATTCATACTTTTCAAAACAGTAAAAAAAATTTCTTTTAAGATTACATAATGGATACTTTTACTCTATTTTTCTGGATATTCACAATTATATTTATTTTATTATCATCATATTTACTCTGTTGTACCAAGAGAAGTAATTTGTTTTATGCACAGATTGCATCTGGTCTAGGTATATTTGCAATGAGTAAGATTGGTCGTACATTTTTAGGGTTTTCGCAAATATAAATTCTTTACAGACTATAAATGGACGACGAAAACAAAAAAGATTTTCCACTTTGGTTTACAATTCCAATGCTTTTACTTTTATTATTGGCAATTATTGCCGCTTTTATGGGCTTGGCACGCCCAGGCAATTACAGGCGGCATTAAAATATTTTTACGTGACCGGTGCGATACTTTTCTCTCTTAGCTCGCAAGATTTCTTTTCGTGACAATTCTGAAAAAGTTGTAGGAGTGTTTTTTGAAATCCTTTTAGTAGGTCTGTACACTGATGATTTGCTGGTGTACCCATAGTGACCCGTGTCAGACTTCCAGTTTTCTTTGAACCAGCGAGCTAGAGGTCCCTTTTTCTTACCTATGTACGTTCCTCCGAGTTCCTTGTATTTTTTGACAAGGAGACCACTCCTGTACGCAGAATGTTCTGGATATTTTTTGTAAATAAAGCGCTTGACTCTATCGTACAGTTTACTATTTTTTGGAATCGACATTTATAATACAGTAATGTTTTTACTCGTAATCCCTAATTGCAAGACCCACTGGGAAACGAGGGAGACCGCAATCTGTGAGGTTCTGGAATTGAACTGTGAGTTTTTTACCAAAATTGGTCACATGTGAATTAGTTTCATTAACACTTTTTACAATATTTAAGAACATTTATAAGTTATTTTATTTTACATAATATTACATCCACCACCTGCTTGATTTGGTCCATCACAACTACTTGCTGTGTTTCCACTACATTTCTTATTAATAGCAACCTTGTTACTAACGGATGATGTGTTTGATGATTCATTAACACTTTTTACAATATTTGAGAACATTTTATAATATCAACGGATATTTTATTTTACATAATATCGCATCCACCACCTGCTTGATTGTAGCCTTGTTGTTACTAAATGGTGTAGCGGTTGATGATTCATTAACACTTTTTACGATATTTGAGAACAGATATTTTATTTTACATAATGTCTAAAAATCTCTATTCACAAAATGATTACTTTAGAAGAGAACAACAAGAGAAAAAAAGGTTATTCATAATCACGAATTGCAAGTCCCACTGGAAAACGAGGTAGTCCGCCATCAGTGAGGTTCTGAAACTGAACAGTAAGCTTTTTTCCTATGTACCTTTTACACTGTTGGAACCATTCCGTTCTTTGCTCTCGTGTACCCTTGGGGCGGACGCTGAATGAACCCTTGGGACTCCTGCACTCCCAAATAACAGTCCCAGCATCAGGACCCTTTCCTTCTGATGCTCCGATTATTTGGTATTCTTCAGTCTGAAAAGCCTTGTATTTCAAGAGGTGACTGCTCCGCTGGTTAAGAGTGTAAACACCTCTACGATCACGAATCATAATACCTTCGTGTCCCTCAGCTGCAAACTTGTCGTGCCATTTTTGTACATCAGACTTTTTAGAAACTTCATATGTAGGGACGAGGTTGACAACCTTGTCAAAACGAAAAAGTTCACGAGTTCTTTCATCAAATGTGAGGTTTAGAATATGTATATTAATATAATCAAAAACATGATATTTAATTTTGGAAATATTGTGAGAAGTATTCTTTTTTGCTCCGCAGACTCCAGTAATTTCTTGAAATGTCAATTCGTCTGAAAATAATTCACCATCAAGAAATTCACCTTCGTGTAAAAGAGGTGCAACAACTTCTTCAATGTGAGACATCTTGAAAACTTTTCCAGTTCGGCTCAATGTAAGTACTTTTCCTTGGTGTCTTCCAATAATCATTCTTACACCATCGAGTTTGGGCTGAACATAAAAAGGTTCTGAAATGTTGTGAGAACGATCCTCCCATTTGTTAGCAAGCATAGGGAGTATAACAATTGCATCTTCTAGAGACTCCTTGTTAGGTGTAAATCCAGCTTCAATTTGTTTTTTATAAATACTCTGAGCCTCTAGGTTAGCCTGCTCAAGTTTTGTAGTCTCATTTGAACGACCAATATTTTTACCACTAGTAATCTCAGTTGAAGTAATAGTTTCTTTTCCATTAATTTGACCATATCTTCTTGTAATGAAGACGCCTTTTGGTTCATCTTCTACAGATATTTTCCAGTATCTCACCTTGTCACTTTTGTCTTTTGAATAAAGGGTCTCCATATTTATAATTTTGTAACTAAAATCTTTAGGTAAAGTATGAAGATAGTTACATACGCAACTCATTCAGATGGAACATTTGAAAAACTTGTTCACAGTGGATATCATATAGAAGTGCTTGGATGGGGTAAACCTTGGAATGGGTTTATGGATAAATTTGAAGGAATGGTAAAATATCTTGAAACACAAAAGGATAATGAACTTGTTATATTTGTGGACGGATTTGATTCTAAAATTAATAAAAATTTAGAAAATATCGAACAAGTATTTAATTCTCTAAATTGTAAAATTCTAATTTCACATGAGAATAAAAGTGGATTATCAAACTTTTTACCTGGTTTTGTTCACAAGTATATTACATATAAAGTATTTGGAACTTGTAAAGATGGTCAAACTGCAAATACTGGATTATATATGGGTAGAGTCAAGGAACTAAAATTAGTGTTGAAAAGTTTAATATCATTAGACTTTGATGATGATCAGCGGTCTTTTAATAGTGTATGTTCAAAATTTCCATTTATAAAAGTTGATACAGAAAATATAATATTTGAAAACTGTTCTCATGAGAATGATATTTCAAATGCATACTTTGTACAACTTCCAGCTACACTAAGCGTCACTAGAGCATTTCGTTCAATTTTTGAATATTCAAAATATTTTATACTTGAAATATTTTTGATACTATTTATTATTTTCGTGTCCATCTACCAAATGTTTTAGTCTTGTAATATGAATGATACGCCTTTACTGGATCGACTTGATGATGTTCTTTGGGCATACATTGTGGAATGGCAAATTTCCCATAATAGGCAGTCGGACTCCAAGTAAACGTAAACTTTGGCGGGACATTCCGGGACAACCACAATACATGCTTTGTACACGCGTGACACTTTCCAAACCGACGGTTGTATTCAAGTGCCAGTGTCATACCAAGCCGAACAGTAAACATATATGTGGATCGCGATGAGCGAACCCACATACACATAGGGTGATTTGGATGTGCAATTTTGTACCCCTTGGAACCATTCTTTGCTCGTGGTGGATTCCAGTTTTCAGGAATTCCGGAAATGTGCCACGCAGTGTACAACATTTGAACAATTTCAAGAAGAATTTTTATAACATGTTGATCACAGTACAACTTGGCACATTCATTCACATCGAGAGATAGAAAGAATATATTCATTTTGACAGGGTTTTAGACCCCCGATTACCTTTAGTTGTTTTTTATCGTGGGTAAATTTGAGACACAAAAATATTTGTAAAAAGTAATGAATGCTCCTCCACCTGTTATAGATTATGAACGTATGAAGCGCGTGTACCCTCAAGTTGTTGGAAAAGAAGGCTACAACTTTTACACGTACTTGTGTATATTATTTATAGTTGTGGGTCTCTTAGTTCTCATTAAACGTTTTAGAGACAAACAAGCTAAGAACTAACATCTTTCAAATCATAAAAGTTTTCATTTCCGTAAATTATGTATGAAAATGCTTTTTCAATTGGTTTAGCGGCTGAACTTTTGAACAAGTCACTCACTATGGGAACTTGACAACTCATGTGCTTTTGAACAGATGTAAAAACCTCTAATGAATTGTTGTCATTATCCAACTTTTTGTTGTAATCTTGAAAAAATCCAATAGTTTTTATATCATCCTTGTGAGTCAACTTCATCTGGATTCTTTTATTGTTTGGTTTTTCATTCATAGAACCAGCATGTATCAGCCCGGCACTAAAGAGAATCGCGTTTCCGGGACTGCAACGAATACTTTTTGTTTCATCAGTGAGGTACACTCCAAGTTGTGATTGATCACTTTTTGGAATAACATCGAGACACCGCTCCATATCTTCCAAATAAAAGATGATTGTGTATGATGGGTATTTTTGACCTGAATTGTATTGTTGGGCATTAAGATCTCTGTGACACGTGTGAATCCTAGACTTTTCAATCATTAAAACATAATCCTGGAAAACATATGAAGGTCCCAAAAGTGTCTGAACTTGTTTGATAACAACTGGATGTTCGTGTAAAAATTTTTTAATCTGTTTTGTATTATTAGCATCCCATAAACTCCTAATATATATAACATCACTATCAGATAAACAATCAAGAACCTGGAATCCATGTCGGTGCAACATAGAACTATTCTTTGTAAAATCATTTTTAACAAACCTGAACACAACACTGACAATAATAAATAATAACAAGAACCACACCCATGTCTTCATTACTCTTTACCAAGAAGTTTCTTGATATTCTGAAGAACTCTTGGTTTAATTTTATTTGTTAGTGTAATGTGGTTCATCATATCAATATCAGCCGTTTCAAACCCATATGTTTTCATTATTTCGAGAGCCTTTGATTGATTATGTTTACAGTACTGAGAAATAACCATAAGGGAATCAATATCCATTTTTGCTGGAATTTTTCTATTTGTCAACGACTGATATCTTCTATATCTCATTTTGAAATTATTAAATTTTGTCCACGCGCTGCCAGGTCTCATAGTTTCTTTCTCTAGTGAGTGATTAATTAAAATAGCTGGAATAACAACAGCAATTAGACTAAATATACTTGTATGAGAGTATCCATTGTACAAATCAACATCTTTTATATCAGCTAATGACATACATTCGGTTATTATTTCAATATTTTCAACATTACTATCAAGATAATTTTCATGTATTATACCCCAGCTGTACCCATGTTCTGCAATTGTTTCACCAACATATTCTAAAGGATTCAATTCCCCATCTTTACAAATCAAGTTGTATACAATATCCTTGGGGCTCATAAATAAATCTCTATAATCAGAAAAGTTGTCAAGAGAATACAAAAAGTTTCTAATATTTCCATTTGATTCTTCAGCCAATTCCTGAATAGTTTCTCTTTTCAAAGTTGGAACCTTTTTCAATCCTATTGAAACTATTTCTTCAATAGAAAGTGGTTCAATTTTCATACAATTGAAATTTTCTACAATTTTATTTGAAACTATTATTGTTGAACCAAGTGATAGTGGTTCTGTAATTTCCAAATCATCTACAAGAACATGAATTTGAGTATTCTTAATTCTTTCTAGAAAAGAACCTTTTAACAACTCACTTGTCATCTCAATATAATTTGTACCATTCAAAACATGTTCAAGTAAAAAAGTTTTACCGACACCGAGTTCTCCATACACACAAAATGAAGAATTTGAATCAAGTAGATTTTGTATGTTTTTAATATATGAGTCTCTCCCAATTATTTCTTCATTTATTTTTTGTCTAATAAAAGTAACATAACGATCCATGGATCACCTTACTAATGAAGCAATAGATATGATTTTTGAAAATGACGCACTAAGAGACCGTGTTATAAAACCAATGAAGAAAAAGGCGTATCCTTACTTATTAACTGGTATCATTTTTAATTTAATTTTATTACTTCTTCTTATTTACATAATTTATAAAATTCAAAGTATAAATAAACACTTTGATATATAATATAGTAATGACATGCTAACTAGAAAACCTTCATTTATTTGTATACCAATGGATATAACCGAGAGTGATATCAAAAGAATTAAAATTTCAAGAACATATTTTCAAATTATTTTACATTATTTGTATTATATTTTCAAAAAATTTTTAAATTATAAAAAACAATTATTAGAAGATTTTGTATTATATGATAATGGAATAAAAATAAAAAAATCTTTTATTCCATATGAATATGTTATTTCATTTAATAGTACAAGTTTAATCTTGTTAGCTAAACAAGAAGGTGAGGATATTATACCAGCAGACTCTATTATAAAAATTAAATTTTACAATGATATTGATACAAATATTATAAAAAATAATTTATATTATCATTTGAAATACAATAACATAAATATGGAAATTTTTAAATTTAAAACTATTAAAATTAATTTCTAATTTTCGACTCTAATCTCAATATCTTCATCATCTAACATACTCACATCTGCAGGATGAGACTGAATCAATGATCTATTTGTAACAAGATTTTGTCTTCCAAGATCACCCAATTCTTTTATAACAGCTTGACGTGAAGGCTGATATCTAGCAGTACGTTGAATAGAATTATTCGTTTCTATACGCAATTGTTCGGTTCTTTGTTTCACGCGTTCCTCTTCCTTTTCATTGTCAAACAAATCAATGGGACTAACATTTGTCAATTCTGGTTTTGAAAAAATATTACTTGTAGGTGGATACTGTTTTTCAAATTTAACAATAATTTCCTTTGGAACGGGTGGAGACTGTTCTATGAGACGATCGTACTCAGCTCTACATATTTCCACCATGTTTTCACCGTGTTGCGCTCGATCCAATCTAGGAAGTGCCAATTCGAGACGAATTTTACGCGCCAACTTTCCATATTGAATACTCGTAACACGATGACTCTCCATCAACTCGGTCACCTTGAGAAATTGTGCCACTGTTGTCATTATAGCGGCAAACAAATTGAATGCTCCTATTATTGATGGAACATATTGAACCCATGATTGTGGAAAAGTTTTTTGGGCAAAGTTAGCAGTGCCAGTTACCGTGCTTATTATAATAACTGGCAAAGTAAAACCCATACTCCACACTTTATTTACTTGATAAGCTTTGAAATGCATAAGACGATAACATGAAGAAGATTCACCCCATTCTTTCAAAATCTTTTCATGTTGATCATGCCAAATACGAGGTGTCTTTTTTTTCTTGTTTTGCTGATCATCAGCCATATAATACACAACTAAAAAAAACGCGTCTAAAACATACTTAGGAAAAAAAGAAACTATTAATAAAAGAGCAATTCAAGATGCCCGAATACGATCCACCGAATGCATTTTACACTCAGATTGATCTTCCCAGATACATCAAGCCCGAAATTTTTATTGGCAAGGAGGGGTGTCATCTCAAACGCATGACGGAGCTTTCCAAATGTGATTATCTTTGGTACGATTTTGAAAGAGGTGTAATAGAGGTGTGGGGCAAGGAGCATCGTCTACCAAAGGCGCTCCGAATGTTAAAAAAACGTATAGATTCATTCAGTCCTCCTCCGAATGACAGGAATACTCCAAGTGAGTTTTACCAAGCAAGTATTGATATTCAGAATCGTATAAAAGTTGTTTCATGGGAACAGTATCCAAGATTTATCTATTATGAAATTACCGGGGCTGAACCATATGTCATGAAGTTTTACTTTGAAAATATACTGGCGCAGTACCCTAATAATCCATATTTTACAGCTATAGAAAGTAAACAACAGACAGACAGTGGCATTAAAATGATAGTTAAACGTTCTAGTACCAGTGATTAAAATACAATGTGTGGAAGACTTGAAATTATTATTGGAGGAATGTTTTCAGGGAAATCGTCCGAGTTGATTCGTAGATTGAAACGTCACCAAGTGATTGGTGATAAGGTACTAGTCATAAACTCAAAAAAAGATACTAGAAATAGGGAGAGTGTTGTACAAACTCATGATAGAGAGACTTTTGAGTGTATCAAAACAAATGATTTGCTTGAAGTTTCAGTGTTGATTAATTACCATAACGCCAAGGTTATCGCAGTTGATGAGACTCAGTTTTTTGGTAATCTTAGATTTTTTGTAGAGCAGGCTATGAAGGATAAGAAGCACGTGATACTGGCTGGACTGGATGGAGATTTTCGACAACAAATTTTTGGAGAAATACTGTTATTGATACCACTTGCAGATGAAGTGACCAAGCTCAAGGCGCTATGTATGGAGTGTATGGATGGGACTCTAGGACCTTTTACAAAGAGAACAGTAGGTGATACTCTTCAAGAGTTGGTTGGTGCATCTGATATATACAAGGCGGTTTGTAGAAAACATCTAGCGTAATTGTAAATGAAAATACTTTTGACAAAAAGTCCCAATACAGAAAAAAAATTTAGAGTTGTCCTAGAAAATGGTCGGTCAGTTAATTTTGGTGCTAAAGGGTATCAAGATTTTACACAACATAAAGACCCAAATAGAATGCGTCTTTATATTATTAGACATCGTTCCCGAGAAAATTGGAGCCGAAGCGGTATTGCCACAGCTGGTTTTTGGTCGCGCTGGTTACTTTGGTCAAAACCTAGTCTTAAAGAAGCTATTCAATACATGAATAAAAAATTTGGTATAATAATTAATTAATCACACCTACCTCCTGGATTGTATGGTCCTCGACTGGTGAGAATTTCGTGACGGTCATACCCTGGACCACCACCCCAGTCAAGATTCCATGTCACTGGCCAGCCGGTTTGGAGTCCCCAATCATCATTTGGATCAAAAACCTTTTTCATATAGGTCATAGGTTGAAATGCGAGAAAAATGAGGACTAAAACAAACACAACAACAACAATTTGTATGATATTCATTTAATTACAACGAAGAAGATATTTCCTGTGGCCACTCGCCATACATTATTTGTTCATTGTAATATGGAGTCTGTGCATCTAGATACACGGGGTATTCGCGCGGTACAACGTGATCATAATGTTTGTCCCAATGCGCCTCTGGTGTTCGTAAAGGTGAAGAGTTCATCTTAAATACGAAAAACACAAAGAGTAACAGCACAGCGATAAAGACAAATTTCATTTATATATTATGGCGATAATTATTTCAGATCCAAGATACACTGTGATACTAGGTGCGGATAATAATATATTTTTAAGAACAAAGAGACGTCATGTAAAATTTGATTCGTACAAAAAGTTGTATGATTGGAGTAAAATAGATAGACAAGATATATTGCCACCTAAATGTATAGAAGAACAAGAAGAAGATGGATTGCTACAAGCTTTTAGAGATTATATTATTTGGTATGAAAAACGTAAATCACGTACCAAGGTCCATCTAAGAATGGTTGCAAAATTATTGTACTGGCACAAACTTTCTGTAGAAAAGTTATGGAACCCTGCAGACCCTGTAAATATTCCTAGGATTAATGAAATGTTCCTCCACGAAGTCTAAGAACGAGATGAAGAGTCGACTCTTTCTGAATATTGTAATCGGAAAGAGTCCTATTGTCCTCTAGCTGTTTTCCAGCAAATATGAGACGCTGCTGATCCGGTGGTATTCCCTCCTTGTCTTGAATTTTCGCCTTGATATTTTCAATAATGTCACTTGATTCAACCTCAAGTGTAATTGTTTTGCCTGTAAGAGTTTTCACAAATATCTGCATTTTTAATAATTAACAAGTTATTTTTTTAAATGTTTATAACCAATAGCTCTAGAAATTAGTAACATATTTGACGCAAATCAGCTCACAGATCTCAAAGTGTCTCAATGTTAGTAACACTATTCTGATTTATATATTTCATGTTGTTCAGACATCTGGTATTCTTATTACAACTATTGCAGCAGGATACGATATTAAAGCGCTAGTATGGGTCGGAGCCGGAATAAACGCTTTAGCATCATTGATTAAAATTTTTGAAACAACAAATAATTCATTATTGAAAAAGTTGATGGTGGATATAAAAAAGATTAGAAGGTGTCATGGTGAAGGCGAAGAAGAAAAGAAACAATCACAAGCCGCACTTCCTCCGCCGCCTAACGCACGTTAAAACATTTCTCAAAATCATCATCCCAACACAGAGAACCTTGTGGAAATAAACAAGATGAATCCGTACTCAAACAAGGTTGTAAACATTGTTCCTTTGTAAAAGTTTTGATTCGTTCATTTCTAGGATTATTATCAAAAGTTGTATAATCGGGTCCAAATTGTTGGTCACAATGATGGTAACTAATCATACAGTTGTTTTTGGCTAGTGCTTCCGGATTGACGCATGTAGCCGGTTTACAATCACTTGTCCACGTTTTGACTCGATTGTCACTTTTACATTTCTGATTTATGAACGGGTTCCAGACGTAACGCAATAAAAGTCCTATTACAAGCCCTAGTAATAAAAAAGTTAATAAGAGTGCCAACTCTGCATCCATTAGTAATAACAAATATTTAACTACTGAATGCAAGACCTCCGAGGCCATTCTTGATACGGAAAATGTTAAAGTTGACGGCATATAGATTCAGTGTAGTTGGTGCTCCAACTTGTGTAAATGTGAGAACCGCGTTATCCAATCGACTAAAGTTACACGTGCCACACGGCTGGTGCTTATTCGCCTTGAGTGCAAACGAATACATTTTCAAGTTTCGACCAGAGTTACCAGCAGTACCCGTATTCCCTTGACCCTTGAGAATTCCAGATGCAAATTCGGAGTGATAATACCCTTGGACCTGTGTAAAGAATACATCAGGCATTGGTGAACCAAATACCTCAGTTCCATTGAGATACAACTGAACTGTATTGGAATAAAATGGTGAACCACCGGATGAATTACCCCATAAGAGACACTTGACTGGATGATTCAAGTAACTCAAATCAAATTTATTTGTAGAATTAGTACCAGGTGAATCGGCTGTAATCTTTTGAACTTGTTCGATAAGAAGATCGTGTTCCTTTTTTACTATAACATCGCGTTCGCTTGTGTCAAGAACAACGTAATTTGCGTAAAATGTTGGTGGAACATTAAATGTAGCACCCGAACCAAATGTTATACGAACTTCAACCTCGTGATACTGAAGAGCAAGAAGTGGGAGATAACACATGGAATCACAGAAAAAGAAATGAAGCGGTAACCACTGAGAAGCAAGTATATCATTTAATAAATCTGAATCATCAATAAATGGAAGTGTAGCAAATCCCTTGGCACTTGAATCAATCAAAAACTTTTGCCACAGTTGAATCATATAGAACCCATCTTGACGATCGATGAGTTGACCACCGATGTACAACTCAAATATAGTATCTTGGAGACTGCTTACAGTTGTTGTTGTAGCTGTAAGGTCCATCCATATGTACCCAAGAAGATCACCCTTATTGATTAGCTTCATGTTAATCTGCTGATTAGCCCCAGCAGTCCCTGTAAAATCAACCAGAACTGGCTTCTGAGCAAAGTTGGTGTGGCGTTTATACGTCTGATGAAAGAATGAAACTTGGGGATCTCCGGTAAGGTAGGCATCCTGTACACCTTTAGCAACAAGTTCAGTAAGTGCCCCTGACATTTATATTACTATAGAAATATATTAAAAGTTTTGGACGCTACTTACAAAAGAGAAAATGGTGGTATTTGCTGCATTGACTTGGGAAGCCAGTGATTTTGAGGATACTGATCACATTATCAGTATTTTTGGTCGTTCAGAAGATGGTAAATCAGTGTGCGTTTCAACATCATTTCAACCGTATTTCTTCATAAAACTTGCCAAGACTACAACAGAAGCTAGAGTCCAAGAGTTGTACAATAAAATTAAAACAGTATGTCCTGCTTTGAAAAGTTATCAAATTATTGCTTCTAAAGATCTTTGGGGATTTCAAAATAACGAGACATTCGTATTTATGAAACTCAACTTTCCCACCTTGTCTGCTATGAAAATGTGTGATGCAAAATTGAGGTACCCACTGAAGGGTGAATCATTTACACTCAAAGTGTACGAGTCAAATCTTGAACCAATGCTCAGATTAATGCACCGGTCTGGTATACAGTCAACAGGCTGGCTCGACACTGGTTCAAAGTGTGTCAGGTCCCAACTTGCCAAGACTAATATAGACTTGTTTTGCAACGACTGGAAAGATTTGAAGTCGGTGGCTCGTGATGACATTGCACCTTTTATTATTGCATCGTTTGATATTGAAACAAACAGCTCTACTGGAAAGTTTCCTGATGCAGATATACAAGACGACGCGTGTTTTCAAATTGCCGTCACTCTGAAACGTCAAGGGTCAACGGAAATTTACGAAAAGACGTGCCTGTGTTACAAGGAAACCACTCCTCGCGAAGACTGTACAATTGTGAGTTACCCCACTGAAAAGGAACTACTCATGGGATTCAAGGATTACATTGTAAAACACGACATTGATGTTATGACTGGATGGAACATATTTGGGTTTGATTTAGAGTATATTTTCAAAAGGGCTATTATTACTGGGTGTCCGCCTGAATTTTACCAATTGAGCAAGTTGAAGGACTTTCCATGTAAGATGGTGTACAAAAAATTGTCATCAAGTGCGTTGGGCGACAATACTCTGAAACTTCTTCCAATGCCCGGGCGTTTCATTTTTGACTTGTTTCACGAGGTTAAAAGGGAACAGAAACTTGATTCGTATTCTTTGAACTTTGTGTCAAAAACATTCTTGGGTGACCAAAAAATTGACATGAGTCCCAAGGAGATGTTTAAAAGATTTCGCGAGGAGGATCCTGACAAGTTGAATGAAGTTGCCGAGTACTGTGTCAAGGATACTCTCCTCCCGCATCAATTGATGGATAAACTTTGTACATTTATGAATTTGATTGAAATGGCAAAAGCGACATGGGTTCCGCTGTGTTATCTCTCTGAACGCGGTCAACAAATCAAG